TACTTTCCTGTACCATCCAATACTGTCAACCAATCTTTCATATCATATTCTTCCTGCTCTATCTTCTTATCATAATTCTTATCTTCTCTTCTTCGTCTCAACATCTCCATCTGACTTAGCGTACTGAGGATATTACTAAATGTTTGTCTCCCTATCTTACAATTCCGAGACACATTAAATTCCCTCATAGCTTCATCCACTAAATCCCATAACACCGTTTCTATATCACGATCCTTGATCGCTTTGAATGTAGTTTTCTTCATTCTTATTATATCCTCCCTATCCTATATTTACAGAATTAATTAATTTAATTCTTATCTTCTTTAATCTCAGATTCTTATCTTCTACACCAACCTCATTTGGCTTGCGCCAAATGAGGTTGTTCCTTATTCTCTTTATCTCTACCATTCCCTTCCATAATGAACAGAGCCTTGAACTGTTCTGCATCTCCCACTATCTCGCCTATCTTCTCTAGCCCTTGCTTGTACAACTGCCATATCCTCTGCCTTGTATAACCTAATTCCTTTCCTATCTCATCCATACTTCTACCTTCCCACACAAAATCATTTATTATTTTTGCTTCCCTTTCCTCCAGCACATCTGCGATCCAATCGACCAATGCTATCTGAGGGGGAAATGTGATAATGTTTTCGTTATCAATCTGATTAATCCATTCATCTTCTGGGGAATAATGTCCACTGACCTTATCTAATCTCCAAGTATCACAGCCAATATAACGCCAATCATCCTTGAACTTTCTATACCTCTCCTTTCTAATTCTTTTATTATTCTCATCCGTTTCGATTTTACACATACCTTATAGTCTCCTTAACATTAGTATCCATTCATTTAACTATTTACATAAATCAACTGAACATCTTACTATAATAATTAGTAATAACTATAAGTATTCACCTCATATAAATAATCAAAATGTAAAATAGTATACAATAGTATTATACACCAGCCAGATACTTATGTAAAGAATTCTTTAAGCTTCACCCACCTTACTATGCACATACACTATATCTTTATATTCTTTAATTAATTTATAGTCTATATCTCCAGTCAATTTATTTGGATCTTCTATCCCTACTGAATTCATAGCATTAACCAACGCCTCATCTACATTATTACCAATGCCATCAATCATAATAAAGAATCTGTATACACCTTTCTTTTCCATTATACTTGCCTCCCTTTATATCTTTCCATATCTCATCTAAAGTCTTATCACAAGTTGTCTCATAGAAATTCTTCTGATTACGCTGAGACATACCATTATCTTCTTTAGCCTTTATCTCTGCTATAGCAAATATTAAAGAAACTAATTCTACATTATTTCTTTTTATCTTCTTCCAATCTATCTCTCTTAGATATCTTATCTTATTTCTTCTCCACGCTAATTCTTCTGCCGTCAATGTTGTCACTGTTCTATCTCCTCTAATAATCTTCCATTCATTTTTTCTTTTATCCTCCGCTCCTTTCTTCCATTTCATACAACGCCTCTCCTTGTCTTCTAAGCCATCCTATTAATCCACCTATATAAACTACCATTTAGTAAAACAGGAAGCCCTCAGCGTACAGCCAAGGGCTTCNANTNNTATCTCTACCTCATTGCCCTAATAGGCTTAATCCAAGCTGAAGCATTACCCCACTTCTCTTCATCTCCAAACAATACATCTTCTCCTTCCTCATTAATAAAATATTCCTCTCTTCTTATCATCCTCATCTTATCTTCTGCATCCTCTAATCTACTGAAGAAATAATTACCCACAACCTGATCCATACCATCCTTCAAACCAATTACTGCCCTCACCCAATAACAGGCAATACATTCTTCAGCATCCATAAGCTTCATAAACTTATTACCTTCTTCATCCATCATATATACATTCTCTTGAATTCTTAACATTTCTTTATCTCCTTTATCAAAATGCTGAGGATTTATTTAATGAGCTATCCCCTAACCTCATATATATATTATACCATAACCTTTACTTTTGTTTAACCTTCTATTACAAATAAATAAAATAAATCCAGCAGCCATTACAACCACTGGATCTATCTCTTATCTACTACGCCTCGTCAATCACATCACATTCTCTAATCACTTGCTTCTTACTAATACTAACCAAGCCACCATTATACATACACAATAACCTTCTCTCATTCTCCTTCCTACTACCCATACAAACTACTACCTCTCCTCTTTTAATCCTACCTCTCACATTCTTTACACCAACACCAAAGTAGCCAATACTTTTTGTCCTAACCCTTATCAACTTTCCTTCTACCTCACTTCCCCATTCACTAATACTTTCTTCTCTCCTTTCATATAACTTCTCCTTCTCTTCTCTAATCTCTTCTAACTTTCCTCTCTCCTCTTTACTATCCTCACCAAACATCATCTCATAATAATCTCTCTTCATATTAATCTCCTCCAATACTATCCTTTCCTCTCTCTCTAATCTCTTCTTCTCTTTCTCTAAATCTCTATAACTTACTGACATTTTATTTCTCCTTTATTATTTCAACCAATCAATCAAACCATTCAATCAATCAGTTATATATATAATAACCAACTATAACATTTTGTTTAATCTTCTATTACAATAATATTAAATAAATAATTTTATTAATAAATTAATCTGAAGGACACTATCACTTTAATCTAACTTCTAACTTTCAACTTTCAAATTAAATAATCTAACAACTAACAAGACCTCAGTTCCTTCGGTCTTGATAAGAAATATTCTATCAGAACTTTCACCCCTCAGTCTCTACTATAATATATTCTATATTCCTCAGTATTTATTCTTTCAGAAATCCATTCTCATATGGTCGTCTGTTTACCAATTCCGTACCTACATCTATACTAACTGCTTTACCCAGAAAATTGTAAAGACTTTTTTTAATTTATTTTCATTTTTATTTATTTCAATTCTTCTTGATCATCTGCATTTTACAATGTATAATATATTAGAGGTCGTCCATATGGATTAGCCATTCTCCTTTGGCTCTGGACTTTGACTTCGGACCCCTTCCCTTTTATGTAGTAGTTTCAGGGTCGGGGTCTTTTTTATTTTATTTCAAATTAAATTGGCATTTTCTTTTGTACATACCTATTTACTATATGGACAATAAATATTAACAATAATAAAAATAATAGTTTACAATCTACTAATAATCTGGTATACTATATATACAGTACAAAACATAGGAACTACTACCAATGCAATCCAAACTACTACCCGACGATAAGATCCATTTCTTATTAACTGACCGCAACGGCATCGCCTCATACTTTCACGCTCTTCTCTGTATGACACATCAAGTCAAGAAGGCTGAATACTTTAGAGATACCTGTCGTGTCTGGAATCCATCAGATAAATTAGAACGATCTATTCTCTCTACCTCAGCAGCATTTTATTCTGAGGAACAACGAGCACTAACTAAATTTATAGACCTACCCATTGAACAATTCAAACCATTATCTATCAAGATATTCAGGGACTGGTATTCATACAAGCTTCGCAAACAATCCAAAAGGTATAAGCGAACATTACAATATAAACTAAAAGATTTTACAAATAGTCTAACTTATAGTACAATAGATAATATGGAGGAACTAATGACAAACAAATCTATCTATCAACTAATCTCTGACTTCTGCGAATATCACGCAACAGAACGAGAACGCTTTATCTTCCGGTCAATGACTGGACTGGANGATNTCGTATACGANGAACATTACAAATATGTTCTGAATTACCCCGGCAAGATTGTCACACGACAAACTTTCCACAGTCATAAACGGAAACTAATCCATAAATTCAAGGGACTTACCTTGAAGGCATCACCATCTACACCTGTAGAATCTGATGCAGCATAACAGTAAAACACCATTAAGGAGGCAACAATGGCTAAAACACTAGAAGAGAAGCGACGTTACGTAAAAGAGTACGTTCGTTCATTAAACACTATCGAAGAGGCGATAGAACCTTATAAGGATCAAAAGCGTGAACTACGAGATGAATACCGCACAAACGGTTGGTTGAACACTGATGAGATTCGTGCTGCTGTAAGGGCATACCGGCTCATTAAGGGCAACATCGATGTAGATGAAGTGTATGATAATTTTAAAGTATTGATTGGAAATCCAAATAATGACTAAATTTAACGGAGTACAGATGAAAAGTCTTAAAGAATCATTTAAAATGTTGAGAAGCAAGGAGTTCGCACTCCACGTCATCAACCTCGTCGAGAGAACCGCAGCAGCACACTTCGCATCTGCCGCCCTAATGGACGACAGCATCGTCACCATCCGTGACTGGGCAGAAGCCATCGAAGAGCAAAAGCGTCAGCAGACATCAGCGGTAAGTGTTCGTTTTGCCTATGACTTTGAGTTCGCACTCGTCAGAGCCTGTAAAGACTTCGGCATTGCCGTTCTCGGCAAAGAAGAAGGTGACGCACCAGGACACGACTTCCGTGTAATAACGTCAGACGACGGCATTATCCCATTTGAGGTGAAAACCACCCAGAGCGCTAACGGCTGGACGGGTTCAACTCATTCCAAGGGAAAAGGAAAGGCAGAAAGCTATGTCTTAGTCAGCTACGAGCTTGATTACGAACTTCCCATCCCAAAGAACACCTTCTCCTTCGCCAACGTTATCAAGGCAGTCCATTTCTCAGTATTGGACAACTGTGCCGTTGCTTGGAACGGAGAGGCAACAGACAACAACAGCAGCACCACGGGCAAGATACACGTCAACTTTGTTGATGAATACCGCAAGTCCATCTCTCTCGGCTCTGTAGAGCCAAAGACGAAGTGGTGTAAATGTCTCAGAGAAGACATCGCACAATACCGAGGAGTAGAAATTGAAGCAGCTTAATCAAATCATCTGCGGAGACAGCATTGAAGTGCTTAAAGGACTACCAGACAATTCAATTGACATGGTAGTGACTTCTCCTCCTTATGATACGTTGCGATCTTATCAAGATC